TGCGTACCCCGACACGGGTTTTCCCCCCGAGAATATCAGCGCCGAGGCTCTTGAAAGCAGGGAATCCTCAGGGGGTTCCGATCGGGTCAACCTCTAGTGCCCGAGGCTAATCTCCACGACCTCTGGCATGTAGCCTGTGAGGATATGTTGTACGCGGAGAGAGGTGACGCCCACATGAATGGCGTCACCTCTTTTCAGTTCGGCAGCATGTTCAAAGCAGACTCGATGGACTTCGAGTTTGATCTAGGCAAGGAGTTGTGGCTTACCAAGTCCCGTTTCACCTCCCTCAAGAGGGACTACATCGACCCTATCCGCCTAGCCTACTTCTTCAAGCAGGTAGAGGAACTTCCACACAGGAGGGTGGCTACTGCGCAGATGATCTGTCGGATCAAGGGAGAGCGCAGCCACGGAGACAACTGGGTCAGCTACAAGTGGGGTAACTGCATCCTCGGATTCAGTTACCCCACTTGTAGCTGACCCAGTTCCGCTGCGAACCCGAGCCTGAAATGTGCATGTACGCACGTACCACGCTTATTACCAGGATGGGAGGGATGGACCTTGCGCTTGCCTACACGCTTGCGAAGTACGTTGCAGACATTCGCGAGGAAGACGTCAGCGACTATAAATTCACGTGGTACGTCGGGACGCTCTACCACTCGTCCCTCCACGCCATGCCTTACTTCTACGCGCATGGACATCACCTCGATATGTACGACTGGGACGCACATGACTACCCTGTGTTGGGAGCTATGCACAGGCAGCTGGAGTACAACGATCGGCTAGACAAAGAAGAACGCATTATCAAACACGGTACCAGGGAGCGCCTACGCAAGCAGCGCCGCAAATTCCAAGCAGACGAAGATGCACAGATTGCGGTGCCCTGCCCGGTGGACTCCCTGGACCTAGAGAGCCTGGAGGGCAAGCGGTGAGAAGCTATGGAGACAACACTCTGCCACGCATTATCCACTGGTTACGAGAGGACTTGTTGGATGCACCCGAGGCAGACGTAAAAGAAGTTCACTCTCAGAGTATCGCAGGCAAACCTGAGTACATCACCAAAGAGATCGAGAACGTTACCTTCCAGACTCTTCTTCCCAGCGAGGCCAAAGATCTGGCAGATATCACCGGAGCAAACCTGCCTTGGGCAGAGGACCACTTTCGGGAGCGCGTCAGTGGCAAGCCTCTCAACCCACCGCCTTCGGCGGCCTGGTGGCCCTACGCACAGAAAGGTCATGCAGAACACACCGACGAGAATGAAAAGTTCTCCCACACCTACCCTGAGAGGTTCTGGCCAAAGTTCGCAGAGAGAGTTCCCGTCCCCGAGGGAGCCGAACGCAAGATACGTGCTTCGAACAAAGGGATCCGTTATCGCTACGGGGATCTGTTAGACGTCGTGGGGCAGCTACACAAGAACCCTGCAACCAGGCAAGCATACCTACCCGTCTGGTTTCCAGAGGACACCGGAGCAACCCAGGGACAACGTGTGCCCTGTACCCTCGGATACCACTTTCTTATCCGAGAAAATCGGCTCAACATCACCTACTTCATCCGCTCCTGTGACTTTATGCGTCACTTTCGAGATGACGTGTACATGGCAGGACGGCTTGCTCAGTGGGTACGGTACGAGTTGATGAAACGTGAGGGTCCCGAGGACCTACCTGTACCACAGGGGTTGGTTGTAGGGCACCTGACCATGCACATCGTCTCGATGCATATCTTCAAAGGCGACGTGCCCACCCTCGAAAGGCAACACGCATGAGACCTACCAGAGGAGAGACGTTCATGCGAGCAGCGCACCTGTTCGCAGAACGCTCTACCTGCAATCGAGGCCACGTAGGGGCGGTACTGGTGGCAAACAGACGCATCATTGCACACGGTTACAACGGTGCTCCTCCTGGGATGCCTCACTGCACCGATGTGGGGTGCGAGTGTGTGACGGTAGAGGTTCACCCTCACGGTCCCGAGGATCTCGGGGTCGTAGAGGGTTGGGTTGAGGGATGCCAACGAACTGTTCACGCAGAGGCTAATGCCATAGCGTATGCGGCCAAAGCAGGGGTAGAGACGGAGGGGTCGTACATGTTCTGTACCCACTCGCCCTGTCGCAAATGCATGGAGTTGGCTGCCTGTGCTGGGGTGGTGGAAATCATCTATGACAAGCCTTACCGAGCAACTCCGTTCGAGTTGGCTCCGTCTATGGGAATCATTATCGTGGGGAGAGAGGGACTCGATGCCAGAGACGAATTCTAATGCAGAGGATGAGATGGAGGGATATGTCGGTCCTGGCCGACACAAAATGCCTACGGACAGAGACGGGCTTAGTCACCGAGTAAAGATCGGGGGAATGGTCGGGTACATCACCGCAAACCCCCAGGACGACGGAACGCTCGGAGAGATTTTCATCCATGGATTCGGGCAGCTAGGTAGCACTAACGCAGGGTGGACTAACGCATTTGCGATCATGGTATCTATCGGCTTGCAGTATGGAGTCGAGCTACCGATGCTTGCTCGCAAGTTTGCCCACATGAAATTCGACCCTAACGGTGAAACCGACAACCCAGCTATACCTCACTGCCAATCGATCCCTGATTATATCTTCAAGTGGATTGCTCTCCACTACGGAGACGACCAGCTCCGAGAGGAACTGCGCAAGATAGATGAGGAGCTTGGAAGGTGACGTTTCAAGAGAAGATCCGCAACCCCTCATGTACTCTGTGTCCGATGTACGAGGAAGCAGGTCACGTATGTCTTATGGGAGAGGGAGCACGCAAGGCGCAGATCTTCATAGTAGGAGAGGCACCTGGGGCGCAGGAGGACGAAGAGGGCCGTCCCTTTATCGGCTCCTCTGGCAAGCTGCTCACGAAGATGCTGAAAGAAGTAGCTGGCATAGATCGCAAAGACTGCTATATCACGAACGTAATCAAGTGTCGCCCACCTGACAACTCCACGCCAGGCAAAAAAGATATCAAGATCTGCGTGGAAGAGTACCTAGTCAAGGAGCTTGAAAGTGTCGAACCTAAGTGGGTCCTTACCCTTGGAAACTCAGCTCTCCAAGGAGTCCTGGGAAAATCTGGAATCACCAAGCACAGGGGGAATCTCACTAAACTTGGGGATTTCTCTGTTTTCCCTACGTTTCACCCTGCCGCTGTTCTGCGTAATCCGCGTTACGAGAACGAGCTCGTCGCTGATCTTCGGAAGTTCGGTGATCTCGTTAGAGGGGAAGATAACGCTCCTAAGACGAAGATCAAAATCATCCGGAACCTCAAGCAACTAAAGTGGTTAGATAAGGAGTTATTCGTAGCGAGAGGATTTACCTACGATATCGAGACGAACTATCTGCCTTACTGGGACCCGAACTTCAAAATAGTCTCGATCGCCTTCTCCTTCCGTGCAGAAGAGGCCGTTGTTGTACCCATCTACCATGATGAATCTCCATGGAAAGACCCGGCCGAGATACTTCATTTTCTTGGTAGATGGATGAAGCACAAGGATGCCAAACACGTAGCTCACAACGGCAAGTTCGATGCACAGGGAATGAAGAACTATGACATCGAGACGTATCAGACGTTTGACACTATGCTCGCGGCACACATGCTCGACGAGAACAGGTCAAAGGGTCTAAAGAATCTGTCTCAGTTCTACCTCCAAGCAGATGCCTATGGCTTAGGAGATGAGCTCAAAGACGCCCACAAAATCCCCCTTAAGAAACTGGCACTCTACAACGGTCGTGATACTGACTACACCCTGCGCCTCTACGGCAAAATGAAGAAAGAGCTGATCGAGGAACCACGAGTGCGTCGAGTCTTCCAGCGTCTAATGATGCCGGCCTCCAACGCTATCGTCAACGTAGAGCGACGCGGAGTACAGATCGACTACAAACGATGGACAGAGCGCAATGACATCGTGCAGGCCAACATCGCCAAGATCGAAAAGGCTATGCTCCCATATGTGCCAGAGCATATGCGCGCCGACATGAACTTCAACTCTCACCCTAAAGTAGCCAAATGGCTGTTCGAGGAATGTGGGTATGACGTACTAGAAGAGACGGAGAAAGGCGCCCCCTCGTCTAAAGAGGCAGTGCTACTCCAAATGCAAGCGGAGAGTCGAGAGGCAGCAATTCTCCTCAAATTCCGAAAATGGTTCAAGTACAACAGCACCTACTTCAGGCCGTGGATGGAGCGCTCCGACTCACAGAAAAAGATCCACCCTCAGTACAAGCTATACGGCACTGTCACCGGGCGCCTTTCCTGTGTTGAACCGAACTTGCAGCAAGTACCTCGGGAGCCGTTCGTACGCAGCGTCCTAGGCGCCTCCCCAGGCAACGTGTGGGTAGAGGCAGATTACTCACAGGCAGAGCTCAGGATCGCAGCAATGCTGGCTCACGAGACGAGGATGCTCCGCATGTTCCAAGCGGGAGAAGATATTCATCTCAACACCGCTGCTGAAACGTCGGGTAAATCCAAAGACTCTATCACGAAGGAGGAGCGCAAGAAAGCCAAGGCCGTAAATTTTGGTTTCCTCTACGGCATGATGCCTAAAAAATTCGTCACCTATGCGCGTGACAACTATGGTGTCGTTGTCTCTCTTGCAGAGGCCACTAGAGTACGGGAACGGTTCTTTGCGTCCTATCCTGCTCTGCACCCCTGGCACGAGCGCCAGAAGCGTCTAGCGCACCGCTACAAGCGTGTAAGCAGCCCTATCGGGAGGGTCCGGCATCTACCTGACATTGACAGCCATGTAGACGGCATCAGGATGGATGCAGAGCGCCAGGCAATCAACAGTCCTGTACAATCCCTGGCCTCGGACTTCACGCTGCTGGCGATGATCTTGTTAGAGGAACAAGGCATCCCTGTGGTGGGTCTTATCCATGATGCTCTCGCCTTCGACATACCGGAAAACAAACTCGAGTGGGCGCTCCCGATCATCAAACACACTATGGAAAACCTACCCCTCAAGAAGCTGTTTGATCTAGAGATAACCGTGCCGATCGTGGTAGATGTTTCTGTAGGGACTCATTGGAGTGACCCAACACAGAGGGAGTGGGAGGGATGAAGAAGCGGTACAAGAGATTGATGATTGCAAAGATGCTTCATCTAGGATGCAACGCCATAGACTCCACTCGCGTCCTTACGTGGTATGAAGCTCTCAATGCCGGGGTGTTGACGGAAAAAGAGAAGAAGCTGCTGGATCAGAGGGCTCAGACTGTCAAGGTGATGGTCCAGGACGTACGTCTTATAGCTAACCACATCGAACGAAAGGAAAAAGCTTATGAGGGTTAGTAACTCCAAGGTCAAGACGTGGCGTCGCTGTCCTAAACAGTTCGAGTTCAAGTACGTGAAGGGCCTGCGTCCTAAACAACGGAAGTTCCACCTAGAGCTGGGTAGCTGGGTCCACGATCTGCTTATGACGCGCGCAGACGGCCATGACTGGAAGGCTAGACACAGGGTGCTGAAAGCGAAATTCGACAATCTCTTCGAGGAAGAGAAAGAGGATCTGGGTGATCTACCCGCAGAAGCAAAGCGTCTATTCACGTCCTACCTGCGTACCTACAAAAAGATCGACGTAGACCACAGGGTCATAGACACCGAGATGGACGAAATTATCACGATGCCGAGCGGGTTGGAATTCAACTTCATCATCGACGAAATCTATGAAGACAACGAAGGCTTGTGGCTGCGGGACCACAAAACGGTCTCTAAGTTCATGCCTAAAGACTTCATGTTGTTGGACGCCCAGCTGACGCGATACTTCTACTGCGCCGAAAAAATGGGCTATACGCCACTGATGGGGGTGGAGTTCAATGAGATCAGGACCAAGGCTCCTACCGTCCCCCACCAGAACAAAGACACTTTTTTATCACAAGCCAAGAACATCGACACCGACTACTGGACGTACCTTGCCGAGATCAAGCGTCTAGGCCAAAGCCCGAAGATCTACAAGGCTACTCTCAGGCGCCTGTGGGAACAGGATGAAAAGTTCTTCCGGCGTTCACGGCTACCGAAGGACAAGCCTGTCACCGAGCAGATGATGATCGAGCTTGACATGGCGGCAGATGAAATGGCTGACGCAGAGAAGTTCAATCGGTTCCCGCGTAGCCCCGACAAGTCCTGTGAATGGATGTGCGACTACAAGGATCTTTGCATCATCGATTTGCAAGGCGGAGATATCAGCTCTGCTGTGAAAAGCAAGTACGAGACGCGCAAGCGTAGTAGAAAGGATGACAAATAAATGGACTATAAGAAGATGAAGGAGAAGGTCGCAGATGCGGCTGACGTTCTGAACAACGGGTTAAAAGTGGATAACCCGGAATGTGAGGACGAAAACAATGCCATGGAAGCTGCGATCGCCATGATGTCGGCAGGGATTCAAACTCTGGTAGATATCGCAAAATCTCTCAACAAGGCCAACGAGCTCAAGGCTACGGAGATCAGGAACAATGCCCGATCTCTCTGAACAGATATCCAAAAAACTGAAGACGGCCCTACGGGAGGAGACGCGTGAAAAACGCAATCTGCACTCCTCGGTTTCCTTGGGTACGCAATCCAGCTATGCCAGAAAATACACCGAAGCGCACATGAAGGTCAAGATACTCCGAGGCGCACTCTGTCAAGAGTTAGGCATCGAGGAGCCAAAACTCGAAGACCTATTGAAGGACGACGATGGCTAAAAAGAGAAAGCGAAAACTAAAGTCATCACAGGTAGCCTCTCAGATCAAAGACGTGGGGGAAGCTAATCCCTACGTCAAGATCTTGATCTACGGGCGCAACGGGAAAGGCAAGACTCGGTTTGCTGCGTCGGCTCCTAAGCCGCTGATCATCGATATCAACGAGAAGGGTACCCGGTCGGCCCGTAGCTTCAAAGGTGCCAAAGTCATCGAGGTCAGCAACTGGTTTGATCTAGGAGCCATTTACTGGTACCTGAAGAAAGGCGACCACGACTTCCAGTCGGTAGCGATCGACACGCTCACGGCCTTGCAAGCCCTGTGCATGGAACAAGTCCTCTACGAAGGATATGAGCGTGACTCTACGCGCGATCCTAAAACCCCGACGCAGCGGGACTGGGGGAAGACGGCAAACCTGATGAAGGAGGAAATCCTCAAATTCAGGAACCTCCCCATGAACGTGATCTTCACCGCACAGGAGAGGACTACCGGTGATCCCGAGGAGGGAGAACCGATCCTTGTGACGGTAGACCTACCCAACGGCGCGCGCGTCCCTGCCCTAGGAGCAGTGGAGGTAGTAGGCCGCGTCTACAAGAAACAGGTGAGGAACAAAAAAACCAAAAAATCGAAGTGGGAGTTTCGCATGTTAGTAGGGGATCATGAGGAATACGACACCAAGGACCGAACGTTCTCCTTGGGACACGTACTCCGCGAACCCTCAGTACCCAAGATCATCAAAGCATCGATAGAGGAGTGACATGGAACAGGTAGACAGGGCGTTTCCATCCGACGCCAACCCCGATCGCGTTGTGGAGGATGCCACCCCTAACGAGGAAGTCAACGTAGAAATCAACAACGCACTGGATGCAGCAAGGGATCTAAAACCCAGTCGCGCAAACAGCCTGGTTATCACTAAGCTGGAAGAGGCACAGATGTGGAATGCTCGCGATGAGCAACTAAGGACTAAAGAACAGGAGAACCCGATCAATGGCTAAAAAACGCCGCAGCAGTAAATCGTCCGGGAGCGCCGATGTTTTCAGCGTTGACTTTAGTAAGGAAGTCGAGGGTGGTGGAGGCGGAGTACGCGTCCCCGAGAACGACTACAAACTGAAGATCCTCAAGCTCAAAAAAATCCGGGCGTCTGAGAAAGACACCCCAGGTATCGCCGTCACGGTGAAAATTGTCGAAGGCAAGTTCGCCGGCAAGAAACTCACCGATCGACTGTGGATCACTCCTAAGTCTCTCTGGCGCCTGCGGTCCTTGCTGGAAGCCCTAGGGATGGAGGTTCCGAAAAAGGCCGTCAAGCTCCCGGCGAAAAAAATCGTCGGCAAGGAAGTCGGAGCCACGATCATCGACGACGACCCCTACAACGGGCGCATCAAGTCGAAGATCGGAGACTGGATCGATCTGGAGACGCTTGCAGATCTCGACAGTGACGATGAGGACGACGAGGATGAGGAGTACGACGACGAGGACTCCGATGAGGACTCGGACGATGAGGACGAGGATGACGACGAGGATGAGGATGACGAGGATGAGGATGAGGACGACGATCTAGAGGAGATGGATCGTAAGGAACTCAAGGCGTACATCAAGGAGAACGAACTAGAGGTAAAGGTCACCAAGAAGATGGACGAGGATGCAATTCGAGAGGCTATCGAGGAGGCATCCGAGGATGAGGACGAGGATGACGATGAGGACGACGAGGACGAGCTAGACCTCGACGAGCTCTAAGGAGTAAGCGATGAATGAGTCGGAGATAACTAAACGGATGGTAGCCCGGCTCAAGAGTCGGGGAGCCTGGGCGCGAAAGATTCATGGAAACATGTACACGGCCGGGCTCCCCGACATCATCGCCGTCTATAAAGGATGGGCCTTGGGGCTAGAGGTGAAGAAACCAGGCCGAGAGAAGACGTTGACGGAAATGCAAGCCAAAACTTTATCACGAATCGAGGAAGCCGGAGGGTACGGACAGATGGTCACCACAGTAGAGCAGGTCGGTAAGATCCTGGATGAGATAGACGAGGCAGAGGATGCCTAGAATCTCTGACACGAGCAGGGCGCACAGGACGCGCGCAGAACGGGCCGAGATCCTGCAAGGGCTAGAGGGCGGGACGGTCTACATCGTGGATCTCATATACGAGCCTGACCCCTGTGTGCAAGGCGCAGACCTCTGGCCTGTCCTTATGCGCGTTCCCGGCTTAGGACGGAGTGGAATCAAGCGCGCCTGTCAGCGTTCTAGAGTATGGCCACACGAAAGACTGGGTGAGCTCACTGAGGACGAGAAACTACGCCTCGTCACCTGTCTACCAGCAAGGTGCAAGAAATGAGACTTAACGAAGACGATATCTCAAAACTCAAGGTGCTGGAGACTCTAGACCATATTGAAGGGGTGATGAAAGAGCTTGCAGGAGGTTCTTTCTGGAGACACCCCTTTAGATGGATGATGTACAAGAGTGCAAGACGTCAAGCCAAGAAGCTGCGCGCGTTCGTGCAAGAAAGCTTGAAGATACAGTGCCAACACAGGGGTCCAGATAGTGGGCGCGGGTACTTCTATCACTGTGATAAACCGATGGGTCATGATGGAGACCACGGTTTCAGCAGCGACGACGCGATAGTGCAATGGCCTTAGGAAACTGGTTATATAAGTGGGCTGCTCGTGCTGCTTTTGAATCTGTCACGGGAGAACCCTATCAAGCCGGAGAAGCACGAGCTCGGGTACGCGCTGAGGAACGACGCAGACTTAGACGAGAACGCCAAGAAAAAACCCCCCCGACGCCGAAGCGCCGAGGGGGCCAGGAGGACGAGGGATGACTACCTCGTCTTCGACGCGTTAGCGCCGAAGTTTTAGTGGCTAAGCATTCCAGCAGAGCCCGGGGGGTCTACCTTCTGGAGGACCACGCCCTTGTTCGGTACACGCCACACAGCATAGGTGGCAGCGATGAAGGCGTAGATAAAGCCTCCGATCTTGACTCCTGTAGCTGCGGGGATTTCGTGGAAAAACAGGGCAATTGAGAAAAGTCCCGGGAGCAACTGGGATACCGCCTTGTCGACCGCATCCTGGGTAACGTTCTTCGTCATCACCACAGCCACAGTCGCACCTAGCAAAGGGATCAACGAGATGACTTTAGATTCAAAGTCTGCGTTGATGTGGAATCCGAAGATGTTCCCTCCCCAGAACAGGGCGATTGCTGCGAATGCAAAGATCGCAAAGCTGGTCAGAGCCTTTGCGTACTTTTGAATCATTGCTGTCATGCTCTCTCCTTCTTAGGACGACCCGAACCCTCGGATCCGGGGATCAACGGTTTGACGTGATGCACCCTGCGGATATCGTTGATCTTCTTCCGCAAGTGGTTGGTGTGTGGTGCAGCTGGGTGCAGCTGATCTGCGATGAAGTATTGTGCCAGTAGGGTGACGTACCCCTGTGGGTAGCCGGCGCCGCAGTCTGAATGACCACTGCCTGAGATCCCGAGATCCTTGTGCTGGAAGATCCCTGGCACGATGATCGAGGATCCAGAGCACTTGCCCTTCTGCAACGGGACTCCGTAGTGGATGTGCCCGTACACAAGGAATTCGGCGGCGCCGTGTAGTTGCTCGTGACGCTCTCCGAACCACTGAGCCTCGGTGTAGGCAGCAAAGGCGATCTGCTCCAGGCTGAGCGTGATCGAGTTGTAATTGCAGACGGCCCACGCCTTCGCGGCATCATCTACATAGCGTCCGAAGACACCCTTGACGTTCACCCCTAAGTGTGCGGAAGCCTCCTCGTTATGGAAAATACTGCCAAGAGTTTTGAGATCTGCCATCCCAGAGGGGTTATCACTACCCTCTGTGGTATGGAGAACTAGTCCGTGAATACGAGCTCCCTCTCGACTGGACTGCTTTGGTGAGATATCGGTGTAATCAACTTTCATCCTGTCCTCCTTATTGAGGTACGCAAGTAAACGTACCGTTTTCATTGTCAGTACAAGTAAGGGTACTTACTGCACCAGGTTCACCTGGAGGTCCCGGGGGTCCTTCGGGACCGGGTGGTCCTTCCGGTCCTACGGGGCCGACCGGGCCTTCAACTCCTTGAGCTCCTACTTCACCGTTAGCCCCGGTTGTTCCGGTTTCACCCTTGTCACCCTTATCCCCTTTGGCACCTGCTTCACCATTAAGTCCCGGTTCACCCTTACTACCATTTGAGCCGCGTTCACCGTTAATTCCGTTTACTCCAGAGTCACCCTTAGGCCCTTCAAGACCCATCGGGCCGGGAGGCCCTTCGGGACCAAGTACACCTCGTTCGCCTTTAGGGCCTACCGGACCTCGTTTTCCTTGTGATCCCGGAAGACCGATGCCAGCTGGTCCTGGTTCCCCAGGTTTACCGTTGGCGCCAGGTACACCGGGCAGGCCCCGTTCTCCACGCAGATATTCAAGCGTTGCCGAGAGTTTGTGCCGGTTTTTGGCTGACTGATGTCTGGCAATCGTTGCCTTGCCTGACGCCTTGGTTGCAGTCCTCTGAGCCTGTGCAGTTGCATCCTGTCGTTCACTAGAGTGGTTGGCAAGAAGGAGGTAGAGAACGACAAGAACACAGATCAGAATTGCGGCAGCGATTAAGAGTAGAGTCTTGTTTCTACGGCTGAGGTTTTTCATGGGGAGCCTTTCTGGGCAAGCACCACGATCAAGCCGACTACAGCGCTGCCGATCATGCCACCGAAGAATCCGGCCAGTGCGACCTTGACGTTTAGCTTAGTAATTTCGATACCTTGTTCCACCTGTCGTTCACCCTGCTTCTTCTGCTCGTCCTTTAGTTCTTTAACGTCATCCTTTATATTCGAGATGCTCTCGTTCATTTCACCTAACCACTGAGCTTGCTTTTCGGCAAGAGTTTGAGGAACCATCAGCTACTAACCCCCGCCGGTATCAGTGATGCATTCAATCTTTCAAGCAGTGCTTCAAGTCCAGTGGCCGGAGCGTCTAGGTCTATCTGTGATTGACGACTACTGTGGGTGTAGGTCTTGTTGATGATCTTCCGATAACCGTTGCTTCTGGAGTCGGTAACCGAGATATAATCCCCAGATTTTACTACGCTAGCGGGGTAAAAGATACCCTTGTCGTCCATGACGTAACCACTCAAGGTGGCTGATCCTGAATGATCGATAAGCGTAGCTTCTTCGAGGAAACGTACTCCAAGTTCTACAGCCGTGGTGGACGTGATAGGAACATTAATCTGAAGAATATCCCGACGAGTCCTGTTGGCCAACACAGCAGGGTGCTGGGGATCGGTGATTTCTAGAAGAGAGTTTTCTACGTCACAGCCAGATCCTGGAGGCCCTGCGAGAAGAATCTTCCCATTGCCCGGGTTGGTCCATTGTACGACGATATCTCTCCAGAGCCTCTGAGCGTCGATGCCGGTCTCGTTGAGGTCCGACTCTTTGAGGGTAGAGCGCCAGCGTTTGCCGTAGGTACCGGGTGCTTTGTAGTCAAGTTGTTTGCCGCGGTAGACGAACCAATCGTAGTTGTCGTATTTGGTTATGTCTTTGACTATGGCCGCTGCGGGTTGAGGAGTATTGTACCAAGCCTGCTTGACCTGGTATCCGCTGTTTGCCATTTCTGCGGCGTTGGCAAAGAGCTGGGTGTGGTGGTTGATAAAGCAAGCCAGGATATCTCGGGGAAGATAGGACAGCCCGGCTTCAGGTTGAGTACCCTGGATGGGGAGGTTTTCCCAGGCCTCTTGGCTGGCTATCTGAGGGTACTTCATTCGGTAACCGTATTCCGATGAAGCTACTCCTGCTTCTCCAGCAAAACTGTAGTAGGCCTCGAAGTTGACTACCCTCTTTCCCACTACTAACGCATAGTCCCCCGGATTGCTTGCATCTGCCATCAGGGTAACTACGCCGGTAAAGATATTGTCATCAGTTGCCTCGATGATGGCGGTCAGGTTTGGATCACTGGTGTGAGTTCCAAACCCAAAGGGACTCATGTTGAACCACATAGCCCCTATGAGGATTCCTGGCCCTGCATCAAAGTGAACGTGATAACTAGGCTTGTAGATTTTTCCCGGGACTAGGGCTTGGAGGTAAGGTGCTCCTCCTGCTCTTTCATCAGGAAGTATCGAGAATGGGGTGGGGTTTTTGAACGTGGCTTCTACCCACTGTAGCGCTCGGATAGTAGAGGCCTGCTCCCACATACCCATGTCAGAGGCTATATATCCAGCAACCACGGCTTTATTGTCTTCAAGCATGGCCTGGTAACCGACAGCCCCTGGGTTGATCGATTGCTGATCTCCTGATACATCTGGGATTAAGTCTAAGGAGCCTTCCCAGACTTTGCGGCCTCCGGGAATGTAGGCATACATATCCGAGTAGGGCACAAGGTCCCCGTAGCCCTTACGAGGGTCCCTGGCCAGGACTCCTGACATCTGCTTCCAGCCCCCAGGCATCTGGTCGCTAAGAACCATATTTCCGGCTACGTGATCTGGACTTTTCTCGTCTTCGGCCCAGCGGAAAGGGGCACCCCCCGGGGCTTTTCCATTGATAGCTATCTTGTCGGGGGGGTAGACAGTGCGAACTGAGATAGGGCTAGCCATCAGGATACCCCACTAGTGAATAGATAAGCTGGTCTATAGCGATACTTGATGGATATTGAGTTGGATTCGGAATCGGCCTTGGTTTCGAAGTCTCCGCGAGTAGGTATGAATATTCCTCGCATAGGACGTGCCTCTAAGCCTCCAGGTTTAAGGTAAGGCATGAACCCGAGAGGGGTAAGTCGTGCCCAGGAGGCTTCACCTACCGATTCCCTGAAGCAACCGTCCGAACGAAGTTCCATCTTTTTACCGGCATAGCAGACAGCTCCACGTTCTTCTGATTCAGGTTTATTGGCTACAAGATAACCATAAGAGCGTATTTCTTTGTCAGATTCAGTTGCCCCCGCAGCAAGATCTATAGTCCCGGTCTTGCCTTCTTTCAGCGCCCCGGTTTTATTCAGTGCAGCATCAATGGTGTTTAACGTAGTAACACTTACCGTTCCGGAGTTGTTAGGGGATGAGAAGAAGGCTGCGGTAATTTCACCTTCTTCGGTGAGGGTAGCCATTATCTTCGTGACACCGTGTCTTTTGGTTCCTATCCCGGCCAAGCCTTTTTTCAGTACGGTTTTGACTCCAGCTACACATTTGATGATCTGAAAGTATTGTTCGTTGGCGGCTTCTTGCTTCACAACAAGACCTAGCCAGTTTTCTGCACTGGTGAAACGTAGGACGAAGCCGAACATACTACCAGTGGTTCTCTGCGTCCCGATGACGTTGCCCCCGGTATTTTCCATCGTCCCCTGGAAGACCTGATTACCTGGTATGTTCGTGCTGGATACCGTAAAATTAGCCACGGTGTCACTGAATTCAGCCCTGGTCATGATGGTTGACGTAGCCAGGTTAGGTATTATCGAGATGGACCCTCTATAAGTCAAACCTACGGCATCCCCGAAGGATTCGAATTTACCTCCGACAGTAGGAGTCGATCCGGTGACAGCCCCGGGGGCTTCCGGTCCATAGATCTGTTCAAGCACTACAGGAGAGAAAGCTTCTGATTCCTTCTCGTAAACCAAGGAGAGATACTGCTCGGTAGGCAGGACCCAGAATTTGTCAAGTTCAATTTCCTGATTGGCAGACGTTGCCCTACCCAGAAGTCTCCATTCCCACGTTTGGTTACCTAAGACAGCCGTTTCAGGACGGCATTCTCCGAGGTTCATGATGCAGAACCCGGCAACCAACGTAGTGACTACTTCTTCGTTTTCCGTCCAGAAGTCAGAGCCTAAGGCTTTCCACTGAAGTTTTAGATGAATATTTCCGGGGGTAGCGTTCGGGTCCCAGACTCTTACCAAGAGATTACGAGGTCCGGTATGAGTCATCTGCCCCGACGCCGTAATTTTAGATCCCAACACAGGTTGATAGGTCGGCACCAGTTTAGACTTGACGGTAGCTGCGCCTATGGATCCAGTGCGAGCTCCTGCTTCTGAGTTACCTAGTTTGGTAAGTTCAGAGGCAAGGTACCCCATCTTTGCTGTGTTGGCTCCTGAGTGATCTCTTGCCTCGATGGCAGAGATGGCTCCATGCCAGTCTCCTGAGGTACCGGCGTTTTTGTTTTCGATTTCCAGACGCAGGAGACCGGGGGCGGTACCGATAGGTTCAACGATTTCCCATTCGACGTCATGCCCATTAGAAACCGTGACTGCGTTGCCTTCCACTTCTTCGGTGGCGTAGAAGTAGGGGCTACACGTCATGACAAGAGTGACCTCGGGAGCCGCCCCCCTGTGTCCCATGTACCACCCATCCACTCCGGTCAGGGATGCTTTGTAGACTATCGCGCCTACAGCACGTTTGAACTGACCGCGGGAATCCATGATGCGCTTGATCCAACCCCCAGATTCTTGGAGGGTGTTTACCTTGGCCTGTAGTTTGCTCAAGGCTTCTGCAAATGAGATGCCACCTTCTCGGGTAACAAGCAATTTCATGGTGACAGTTCGGTTGGGAGGGTGTCGTTCAGCAGGAATTTCACCAAGTTCCTGTTTGACCATAAAGAGTTCTATATCCGAGTCGCCCCAGTTGGCTTCGCGAACATGGATGCCAAGTTTGTCGAGTTCCAGCGCTACGCGCCCCGAGATGAACTCGGATGAATCTATTACCGCAGTTTCGGTACTTCCCATTACTGATGGCATCAGCGCGTAGCCCCTCCTGGCGTTCTCGATCGAGTAGCCGTGGTCGCCTGCTTTCGGGTAACTTTCGTGATCTCTGCCTCGGTGTCGAATGCTCTACCGTTGGCACGACCGGTGACTCTGTTGTCTGCCTCGTGGAACTCGATCTTTTCGAAGTTGACCCCAGGTTTGCCGGAGGCTGCTACCACGCTGCGTCTTTCGGCGTTGCTGACTACGTTGGATCCGTTAGGCAGTAAGACTGTCTCTGCCCCGTTCTCGCCGACCGTAGCAGCTACCAGGCCTCCTTTGGCAAAGGCTCCTGCGTTAGCTATTGCAGAGACGGACTGCATAGACGCCATCACAGGGGATTGAGCCTGCAACGTGAGCAGGTTCCTTTGGAGTTCTTCGTTGATTACTTTCTGGTCTGCGAGCTGTTCTTCGGTGTTCTCTTTGGCAAAGACGTTGCCCGGTAGGCCGGAGATCGCTTCTTCGGTCCCCTTGAGTGCCTCAGCCCACTGAGTGATTTCTTCGAGGTTGCCAGAGGCCTCTGCTTCTCCTAGCCGTTCAATGTCGAGGGATTTCTCTCGTTCGAGGACTGCGAGGTTATCCTCTTCTCCCGGGGTAAGTTCGGCTAGCGCCATCGCTGCTTCGATTTCCTTCATCGCCTTCATCGGAAGAGCACGTTTTTCTGCGTCCGATTCGGTGAAGGCTTCTATGTGCGGATGCAGAGCTTCATCGATAGCCTTCAGCTGTTGCTCGGTGGCAAAGAGTTCTCCACCGATTTCATCCATCGGGGGAGCATGGTTCATCTTGTCCAGAGGACCCCCTAGGCCCTGGACCGTCTGGAGACCGAGAAAGTTCTGGTTACCGGCGGATCCCCCACTGGAGTAGATGGCGAAGGCGGTGCTGGACAACCCTTCCCTCTGCGTTTCTAGAGTGGGGATAACTTCGTTCAACACGGATTCCTGACGTCCGAATCGGGTGACGTCTCGTTCTATCCCCTTGACAGCCTTTTCGTCTCCATGAATCTTCTGGTTCGTGTCGTTGATCTTTTCGTTGATAGCTTTTATGGAGTCGTGGCTGGCTGAGCCCGTATTGTTGATTGCGTGTTGCTTGTCTGAGATCTGAGCTCGAAGGCTTGCCTCTTCTTGGTGAACAGCCGCCGTCTGCTTGGCGCCTTCTGCCTTGGACAGTTGGTGTTCAAGCTGCTTCTGTTCTTTTTCAAGAGCCTGGGTGTTTTGATTCTTGGCAAGTTCGATGGTGCGAATTTCGGATTCGAACTTCTTGACTTCCTCTTCGAAGTCCTTGATCTTCTTTTCGACCTCACGTTTGTGCTTTTCAGCCTGGCGGATATCCTTCATCACTTCGGTCAGTTGCTTCTTCGAGGACTTGAAGATCTTGATTACATAATCTTTCTTGCCTTCGACTATGTCGTGAGCCGTGAGCAACTGATTGCGCAGTCCTACCAGAGAGCCGAGCTTGGAGTTCAGCCACTGCCCGTCGGTTTTGTTGTTGAATTTACCCTGGACCAGCCATTCAGTGGCTTTGCCTTCTTTTTCCAGCTTTTCGATATCCTTCGCAGGAGCTACTTCGGTTTTGTCGAGGGATTCTGCGTTGGTAGCGTATTCTCCATATTTTTCAACGTTCGTGGTCATGCTAGCCAGCTTGCTGAGCTGGGCTCCTTTGATGCCGATACCTTCGATAGTATTCAGGAGGGGTTTGACCTTGGCTTCTGCTTTGACGATAGGCCCGGTTTTTTTGGCCCCTGCTCCTTTGACTATCCCTTCGATGTCTTTGATCGGGTGCGCTACGCCACCTTTCTGCAACCCCATGGAGAAGGCCTTTTCAGCGCCTTCTTCACGGTTAGCCTGATTCTCGGTAGGAACGTAAGGCTTCTCCCATTCTTCCATGAAGTAGACAGCGGCTTGTGCTGCACTGTCAGAGGAGTTCAGCCCCGAGATGATTCCACTGGAGATATGTTCCAGAGCAAAGACCATTTGGAATGATGGGTCTCCCCACGGCTTACCTGCGGCTTGTGCTGCGGCTTGCTCAGAAGCCAGGGAGATTTCGCCTGCCGTAAATCCTAGTAGACCGCCACCTCCACTACCTACTGCTTCGGGGTCCCATCCTGACTCTTGCCACGCATTACCCAAGATACCTGCGGCACCTATCTTGTTCAAACCGTTGGCGAGTAGGGTTTTACCAGCTGCCTCTACCGCGTTGTTCCCCTGAATTTCGGTGAACTTACCGCCGATGCTGGATCCGGTAGGAGCTTTCTTGGCGATGTATTCATTAGCCGCTTTGTAGACCTGAGTCAAGGCCTCGTTGCCCAGTTCAGAGAGTTGACCGTCGGGTCCACCCATACTGACTTTTCCGATCTTGGGAACCACAGAGGAGGCGGAGTTGAGGTTACCTGCGCCGCCCGACCCCATCACAGAGGCCAGCGCCTTTGCCGTCTGTTCACCGAAGAGTTGAACGTGGTTTACCTCTTCTGCCGATTCGGGATAGAACGGACGGTACAGTCCTGCTTCTTTGAGTTGAGCTTCCTTGGCTGCAAACATCGAGTCTCGTAGGGAAGACCCGATGCCGATGTCGGCAGCTTCTCCCTTGGTGTGTGGGTCATCGGGGAATCCTCCGACTTCCACGGAATGTTGTGGGGAGCGATATCCTGAGATGACGTAGACGACTTCGGAGATCTCTTGCGAATACTTGTTAAGGTCCGCAAGAATCTGAGGCTCCTTACCTACACTCATGTTGACCCCGGAGTTGAGGACGACTCCGCCTGCTGCGAAAGCACCCCCTTCTTGGAACCGGGGTACTGCGTTGTTGATCGCTTCTAGTTGCCCGAGCTTCTTGGAAGCATTACGGTTGAGAACGTGAACGATCTCTCCGGGCTCCACCATAGCCGTCAGAGGTACCTTGTCGCCAGCGCCGCTTCCAGGTACGACGATACCTCCTGTCTGTTTATGGGCTTTGTGTCCTTCTTTGGTCTTGCCTTTCGCCCCTTTGGTATGGAAATGTACGTTGCTCACCCCCATGGAACCAAGGGCTTCTTGCAACTCTTCCATCAAGGTGTTGATCCCTGACACGCCTTCTTTACTGAAGGATTCGACAGACCCTTCAGCACCTTCCAGTTCCTTCTTCACTCCTCCGTGGAAAGAGTTGAAGGCTCGGCCCGCCCGCTGTAGTACCTGTTCCGTGTGACTCATGTGAGTCTGGGTGACTTCGTCCATCTGCGGTACGAGGGCGATATAGTCTTTGCCCCATTTATGTTGGGCTTCGGACATTTCGTGGTAGAGCTTGGCTTGGCCCGGTGCAAGCTGGTGGAGAACCTTGAATGCCCCGTGAAGTTTTTCCTGCGTTTCCACCAGTTCTTCTTCGGCCTTGAGAAGATGTTCGATGGATTCCGTACTGTGACCCTGAGCTTCCCGTTCTTCCTTCCTGTGTTCAACTTTTTCCCGCATCCCCTTGAGCAAGGGTTTGTCGGTGTTAACCATTTCTTTGGCTTTTACGATCGCAAGTTCCTGCGACGTAGTCGTCAGGGATTCTGCCGACGCCCAAGCCTGCGTGGCTTCTTTGTTGGCTTTGCGAGCTTCGGCCAGTTCGATTTCTGCATCGTGAGCGTGCTTGCTGATCGGCCCGTACTTCTTCACTACTTCGTTCAAGTTCTTCTGGGCCTCTCGTACATCGTTCGCAGCTTTTCTGCTGTGGCTTCTGTCGGAGGCCAGCTTCTTTTCGGCCGATTCCATCCCTGACATCGCGCCTTTGAACTGAGACTCTACGGTTCGGGCGTGCTTGATTTCGGCTTCCAGTCGTTCTGCGAATGGATGCTTGGGAGAGGACTCGAACAGTTTGCTCAAAAGCTCCCCGCCCAGAGAGCCTAGGCCTACACCGATCATGGCTCCTACAGGACCTCCGATGAAGAATCCTGCCAGGCCTCCTACGATAGATCCACCCGCCTCGAACCCGGCCTCCTTGAGATGGTTTTTGCCTTTGTCCATCAAAGAGGTTACGAGATTGATTACTCCGTAGGCTGCGAAGGCTGCCGGGATTACACTGGCCATGCCTCCTACCAGGGTAGACCCGAGTTTGCCCCCGGCTTTCTCTACACTCGCAGCGTCTTTGGTTATCGCGTTGGTGGGGGTACGTCCGAAGAGTGACATCTGAGATCCTGCGGCCGTGCCTGCCTCAGGTATGTCCATGGCCAACTGACTTTTATTATGGGTAAGGATCTCTCCGGTCGCGGCGTTTACCCCTGCTGCCTCGGACGTGCTGGATGCCGCGGCCTGCACTGCCTCGAAGGACGCAGCCAGCTCCGCGTTGCTGACGGACAGTGCCTCGTTGGACGCCACAAGTTTAGCGTTGGACACCTCCTGTGCTGAGAGCTTGGCAGGTAGTAACCCGATCTGTTGCCAGAGCCAACTGAGGACCGGCCTGAGCAACCCCATTTTTGCCGCAATCACAGCAATGCCTAGCGCCCACTTGGCAAGAGGCCCGGTCTGCTCGAAGGCTTCCAGCACCTTGGCAATGACTATCAGGACTGCCGTGGCAGCATGGACCAGAGGAGGGGCTACCTCCATGTAGACCTGACGGAAGATAGTCACAAGAGGGGGAACAAGTTTCAGCAGTGCGAGGATCTCTTCCTTATGGATGGCGAAGATGTTGTGTAGTTCTCCACTGCCCTCGGTAGACGTGACCCACTCATCTGCCTTGTTGATCATTTCATCTAGGGCGATGACGATAGCGCTGCCCGTGTGAGCATCGTTGCTGAAGATATCTGCGAGCAGCCCTCCTACGTCCTTGAGGAAGCCCATCCACAGGTGGAAGTCAGCGATGAGGTTTTCAATGTGTTCTTCCCAGGTGGCGAAGTTCTGGGGTTCATTCCATTTAGTGAAGAACTGGTCTAGGGATTCAGTGAAGCCTCCCGTGAACTTCGATGCGTCTGCCACGGTTTTGAGGATGAACTCGATAGCCTGGGTGAAGGCATGGATGGACGTAGGGAGATCTTGTTTGAACTTGTTCTCAAGCTGGTCGAAGACTCCCATACCTTCGGGACCCTTGAGCCATGCGAACAGAGGCTTGATGTCCTTGTTGATAATCGTCAGGTTGTCTTCGGCCGCTCCTGCGATTTTAGGGACGAACGCTTCGGCCACGTTAAGGCCTTGATTGTCCAGGTGCGCAGACTTTTTCCTCGCCCCAGCCGTGTCGACCTTGAAGATTTTTTCCAGGTGTTTGGCATGTTCACCCAGTTTGAGCTCGGCTTCTCCTGCCGGACCGGCTTCTCGCATTGCTTCATTGAAGGCTTTCTGTGCGGTGCGCGCCTGAGTGGAGTAGTAACCATACTGTTTGATGGCTTCATTCCAGTTGGTCTGCGCTTCCGTGATCTTCTTGGTGGCAGCTATCGTGGCTGCTCCTACCAGTGCATCTGATCCTCCGCCCACAGCCATCTTGCCCAAGGCGCCTGCTGCCAGTAATCCACCTCCGGCCGAGGCAGCCACAGCTGACCCTGCTACTCCTCCCAGGGATAGTGCGAAGTGCTCTGCCCCGAATCCTGCAAATGACCCTAGGGAACCTGCGCCCGGAAGTCTCCCTCCGCCCGTAGCAAGCCTAGCCCACCAGGGGGCGGGGAATCGTCCTCTGCCTCCACCTGAGTGTCCGGTGAGTAGCTGGCTCAGATCTATACCAAGTCCGGAGTTATCAGATGCCGAGCTGGTGCGGCCTCTACCCGAGTTCATCACCTGCAACATCTGGATGAGCTTCTGGATATCGTTGGAACCCGACGAGCTGGTTCCTCCGAAGAAGTTCGGGTGGCCCCTGTCCCACTGGCGAATAGAGGTCATGTTCTTGGTTATAGCTGCTGCCGATAACCCAGCATCTGCTCCAACGTTTCCTCCGGCCCTGCTGGCGGCCGTGGTACCTGCTGTACCTGCTAGACCCTTGAGAGCATCGTCGTTGACCTCTATGCGTACCTCTTGGACTATCGGTACGGCGGTGGCAGCGCGTAGCTCGTCGATTTTTTTATGGGTGTTATCGATCGACACCCCTGCCGCCTCAACGGTTCCAGCCACTTTCGTCCACTGCTTATTATAAACAGAGAGTTCGGAGTTGGCCTTGTTAAGACCATCTATAGTGACCTTCGCGCTGAGGATGACGGCAGGGAGCATCGATTATCCTTCTTCTTCTGCTGCGTCGCGTGACTCTTTTGCCAGTTGCTCGTAGAACAGTCTCCAGAGTTCCAACCTCTCTTGACTGATACTATCGAGCATTCCTTCTATGTCGATCCAGCCAAGATCACGAGCTAGGAGGTGGTGAAACCGAATTTCGCTCGTCGGATCCGCGAAGATCCTCCTGTGCTTTTTTCAGCTGGTCCTTCTGGATGCCGGAGTTATCGTCGAGCCATTTGATGACCCGAGCAAACCCTGGCCCGGAAGTCAGGTGCAACTGCCTGACATTCTCGTTGGTGAAATTCGGCTCCTGGACCCCGAGCTCGAACTGCATGATCTCCATCTCAGCCCAAGCTACAGCCGTTTCACCTTCTCGGATGGCAAACCCACGCTGTTTGATGCGAGCGCTCTCCGATGCAGTGAACGACCGTAGCTGGACTGAGTAACCCCACTCAGGGATATCGACCCATTCGGTTTTCAGGTCTTTCGGTGCGGCAGAGAGAATCTGCTCGACCGATCCTTTAGGGAGCTTGCCGGTCTGAACGTCTTTGACGGTCTGCCCAGCGTTCGGTACCTCTGTCATCTTTATTCCTCCTTAGTTGTGCTGCTATTCCGTGATGCGTTCGATACCCTGTTCCCCGACGTTTTTGAAGTTGACCTGCGTCGTGGACGCCTGGCCTACCTGACCCGACAGAGGGTCATAGGAGAACAACAGGGTTTCCATCTTGTAGAGGGGGTTGGTAGGTGCTTTGACGGCGTTTACCGGGAGCACTTCGACGAAGAAGGGCGTTTCACTCTGCGACAGCGGCCACAGAGTGGCATCGACCTCTGCCACCTGGTAATCCTGGATAAACGTCACCTGCATGGAACCGTCTCCGAGTCCCTTGCCGGTCTGTTTGTTGACGGCTCCGAAGGTAGTCAGGTCGACTTCCTCCGACGTGGTCGTGATAGCGACCTGATTTGCCCGGTTGGACAAGGTCACGCCGTTGATGATGATTTTCGGTTTCCTGAGGATGAACTTTGCCATTTACTTATCCCTTCCTTTTCCACCAAACAACGGCGGCGGTGGTGTCGGTTTCTCATCCGGGCTTTCTCCCGGGGGAGTCTTTTGCTCCTCCACTACCGGCTCGTCTGAATCCTCCGGCGTGTCGGTTGTCTCTTCATCGGGAGGCACTTCCCCGATCACCTTCAAGCCCCCACCTTCGATAAGGGTTTTCTCCTGGAATTCGGAGAGGTCTGCGGTGAACGTAACTCCCGGAGAGTGTCCCAGGATTTCCAGGAGAAAACCCTTTCCGTAGGCCCGCAGTTTTCGTACTGTTTCTTCATTCTTTCTTCTCCACTATGAGGTTGTAGTTGTGGCCTGTATGCTGGAACCTCTCTCCATCACTGACTTCTGGGTAATTGACACGTGACATAGAACGCACGAACAGTACGTCATAACCATCGATGGAAAGTTTTTCACTATTGAGTAGTTCCTTGCAGCGCTTATCGATGGACTCAGCCTGCTTGGCACTACCTACACCCTTGATCAGTAGTTGTCCGTCTTCCATCGGTTCACCGTCGAAAGTCCATGATTCATTCCCCGTTGGATCTTCGAAGATCACGTAAGGCAACTCGGCTTCAGGATTCTGCGGAGCCAGCTGGTAGTACACTCCTTTAACCAATTCCATCAGCACAGGGTCGGCTTTCAGGAATTTCTCGATGCCTTCACGGATGGGGTCTACTTCAGCTTTGAAGGCATCGAGAAATTCCTGAAAGCC